GGGGTTGTCGGTGCGGGACCAGCCGCGCTCGGCCCACGCCGCGGCGAACCTTTCCGCCTCCGCATCGGTGCGGAACAGGTTCACCCACGGCTCACAGCCGTCGTGACGCAAAATGACAGTGGGCATGGCAAAGCGCCCCTTCCAGGGGGTAGAAGAACGGGTTACTGCTTCGACGCCTGAACGGACACGGTCACCTGGGCGACGACCATCGCGCCCTTCGTGGTCTGCCTCTGCGTCCAGTCGGTACGGGTGAGCTGCGCGAGCATCGCCACGCCGCCGAGCGTTGGGTCAGCCAGTAGTCCCGCCGACAGCACCTTCAGCGCGGCGGCAGCGCGCGCCCGGCAGTCAGCCAGGTTGGTGTCGCCCTGCTGTGTCACGACTTCCGACATCACGTCGAACGTCTCCAAGGGAGACGCCAGACCGTAGTCGGTGATCTGTTCGGTATTGACGACGCTGGGGCCTTGCTCGGTGTAGCCGGTAGCGATGAAGTCGCCCGGTTGGCCTATTGTCGGCTCGCCGTCGATCGCGATCACGTGCGGGACCGTCCCGGCCAGCGCGTAGAGCGCGGCGAGGACGTCCGGGACGCGGGTCGTGCCGGTCATCCGATCGCCGGGACACGCTTCGCCGGGTCGGACAGGATCTCCGTCACCCGAGGGAACATCCCGATCGGGTTCAACGGCGTGTTCCCTACCTCGACGCCCTGAGACGCCCCGTAAGGGTTCCCGCCGAGCTGGGACGGCTGGTACAGCCCTGCGATGTCTTGCAGGACGGCCATACGCACGTCAGACGGCACGGCGGTACGCCCCGCGGTGTAGGTGACGACGACATTCGCTGAACCGCCCGCGAACGGGCCGGCCAGTCCACCGTTGTAGCGGCGCCGCAGGATCCCCGATTCGAGACTGTCCAGCGTGAACGAGTAGGCGCCGATCGTGTCGCCCAACTCGACCTGCGTGAGCGTGTACCCAGTGACCCCGACGTACTCGACGACCGACGTGATCGACAGAACCGGCGGGTTCCGCAGACAGATCACTGGGCTGCCGCCGTTATACGTCTCCGTGAACGACTGCGCGACGATCGGGCCGGTGAACCGCTGAATGTAGGCGGTCGCCGCGTCGATGAACCCCTGAATCTCCGCGACGTTGGTATCCGCGCTGGGCGAGATGTTCAGGTGGTCAAGGACGTCGGTGAGGGAGACCAGCTCAGTCGGAGACGTCACAGCCCGGCCTCCCTCACCTCAGTCACTCGGGGGTTACTTGTTGTCGCTGGCGCGAGGGGCGACAGCGGTTTCCGCGGCCGGCTTCGCGTCGGCGGTCTCCACCTGGGCGACGCCGCGCACGTTCTCCGCGCCGTCCTCGTCGCCGACGAGCGCCCGGTTCTCGATCGGGTGCACACCGACCGCGCGCAGCGCCGCAGCGGACGCCTCCGCACGCTCGAGGCCGTACTTCTCCTCATGCGCCGGGCCGGTCATCGTGCCGTCGCGCTCCGGTTCCGGGTCAGCGGTGGCGAGGTGGTGCCGCTTCCGCGCTTCCTCGACCTCGTTCGGGCCGGCCGGCACGAGGCCGGTGCCTTCCTGCGTGTAGTGCTCGCCCATAACGGGCTCCTTTCGGTTGAGCCGAGCGCCGGGCGGCAGGGTCGCCACCGCCCGGCGCTACGGGGATCAGGAAGCGAACGTCGGCGGGACGAGTCCGGTACCGGTCAGGACACCAATCGACTCCGAGTGACGGTTCAGGATCGTCGCCACGTAGGCGTAGATCCGCATGAGCACACCGAGCGAGTCGGCGTAAGGCTCACGGAACGCCTCGACCTGCGGGGCCGACTCCAGCAGCACCAGGTCGTCCGCCTTGATGAGATAGACGAGATCCTGGTTGGTGCCGGCGCCCTGATCGGTCGGGACGAGCGGGTCGATGATCACCGGCAGGCCGTGGAACGTGCCCACCTGACCGAACGCGGTGACGCCGTTCTCGACCGCGATCGGGTTGAACGCGTTACCGTTCGGCACGACCAGCGGACGCCCGTTGCTGTCGACGGACGACTCCAGCCAGAACCAGCGCCGCGGGTGCATCACCCAGTGCGTCGGCGGCATGAGGCGGGCCGAGAGGAACTTCTGGAGCAGGTTGCCGGTCTGTCCGTAGAACCCAGCCGGGGTCGGGGTGGCCTGCGTCCACGTCTGCGTCGAGCCGATCGTCGCGGCCAGCAGGCCGTTCACGACAGCGTTGGTGCCGCTGCCAGTGCCGGCGCCGGTGTAGACCTGCGTGCCGACCGCCTGCGCGTAGGCAGCGCCGAGGTCGGACATGACGACCCGGTCGAAGTTGTGGCCCTGGTCGATGAGCTGCTGCGAGATCACATTCTTGCCACCGAGGGTGGAGAACCCGGTCTGCACGTAGCTGGTCGTCGGGTCACTCGAAGCGAGCGCGCTGTTCTGCGTCGACTGGAGACCGACAGCCGTACCGGTCGACAGCTTCGGGTAGTTCAGCGACGAGATGCCCGCAGGCACGTCCTCGTGGCGGAACAGGTTCGCCATGACACGGCCGGGACGGATGAGGCCGATCCACTCGTCGACGAACCACGCCGGAGGCGCCCACTCGCCGCCAGAGCCGCCAGCGCCGTTGGTGTTGCCGAGCGCGCGGGTCTCGTTCGCGACGGCAGTGTGGCGCTGAAGCCGGTCAGCCGCGTCACGGGACCGGCGGGTGGTCAGGTCGAACACGTCCTTGAAGAACGAGTGATCCCCACCCTTGCGGTACAGCTCCGGCTCGTTCACGGCAGTAACGACCGTGCGCTTCTCGCCCTCGCCGGCCAGCTTGCGGGCCTCGTTGGCGGCGGCCTCACGCTTCTCCTGCCGCTCCAGTTCGTCGATCCGCTCGTCAGCCTTGCGGATCTCCTCGACCAGGGTGGAGAACTTCACGTCCTCGTCGCTGGTCAGGTCACGCTTCTCGTTCGTCGGGGCGGCGAGCAGCTCGTCAAGGGAGACCTTCGCTGCGTCACGCCGCTCCCGCATCGCCTGTAGTGCAGACACGGGGAACCCCTTTCTAGGGTTTCGTTGGGTGTGGACGCGCTCGGTGACCTCGGCGAGAGCAGCACGAACACCCCGCAGGGCGGTTGCTGCTGTCGGTAGGTCCGGCTAGCGCTGGGTGCCGCGGGTTAGCGGCGCAGCCCAAGCCGGGTGGCCTGGGCGACAGCGAGGCTCAACGGCATGCCGCCGCGGATCTCACTGTCAAGCTTCTCGGCCGCGCGGGCGGCCGTGTCGTCGCTGTCCGGCTCGTCCTCGTCCGGGTTCGCGACGCCGAGAATCTCGGCGAGGATCGGCTGCGCCTGGTCGACCGCGGTATCCGCCGCAGCGACGAGGTCGAGCACATGTTTGAGCCGGTCCATGTCGACGCTGTTCCCGGCGCGGATCTCCCGCACCATCCGCTCCACCAGCACAAAGTGGGCGGCGCGCACGTCAGCGCCCCGCATCGACAGGCCGGCCGTGTTCGGGTTCGCCGGGTAGGTCACGATCGACACGTCGCCGCCGTTCAGCTCCACGTTCGTCAGCCGGCGGGTCGTCAGCCCGTCGTCCCACTCGTCGCCGCCGGTCGGGACACGGAACGCGAACGACATCTCGTCCAGATCGCCGCGCCGGACCTTCGGCACGAGCCGCTGAACGTCCGGGTCGGTCATATCGAGGTTCTTCGCCCGCATGTGCAGGCCACGAGAGTCGGGCGCCAACTCCAGCGTGCCGGACTTGGTGCGGGCGAGCGGCTGCCCCTGATGGTCGACGAGGAACCGCACATCCGGGCCGGTGCCGAGCGTCCGCTTGAACGCCGACTGGTCGACAACCTCCCGGAACGCGCCCAGGTCGTAGGGCTGGTCGAACGTCGCCGCATACCCCTCGATCGTCGGAGCAGACGTGTCCGCGCCGCGCACCTCGAACTCGTCGAGACTAATTTTGCGGACCTCGAGGGCCGCGTTGCGATCAGCCATTCACGACTCCCAGTTTTGGTTTCGATGTCGGCGACGGTTCCCCTGTGTCGGA